GGTTTACTTTGGGATCAAACAATTCGTCGCACACTGTCAAGATCCCTTTCGCTTGTAGCCAACCTTGAGGCCAGTATGCCGAAGGGGTGCACCAGAATCCGTTGATCTGCATATAGCCGTAAGAGCCGCCTGCGGTGTCTCGAGGGTTGAATGCGTCTGGCGTGCAATTTGACTCGCGTTTAAGAACGCGCATAAGGGTCGGTGTTTCGGTTGCAGGCCAGCCAACACTTAAAGCGAGGTTAAGAGCTTGCGCGCAAGCCGTAGCCGGCGTAGTGACGGGGGGTGTAACTACGACTGGCAGTGTGCCTAGCGGAATAGTGGCGTAGGCGGTCACGGGGCTCACTTGTGACATGCCTTCAGGCGGCTTAGAAGCGTCCCAGAGCAGCGTAAAGGCTGCCAAGCCACAAATAGCCCATGCACCGATTTTGATGATTGATTCGTTCATTTTTCAAAGCTCAATTCTGTAGGGACGCCCCAGCTGTCGCCTGCCAAAGTGCGGAAGGCGATCTGGGCGCGGATGATTTTGTGGGTGTCTTCGTGTCGAAAGATCTGGACAAGGATTTCTTGTCCGTTGTCCATTGAGCACCGACCTACCTCGTAGATAAAAACTTTCGGCTCGGTCATGTTTTTTACTCCTATCGTCGGTACTTCGACCATAGAGGATCAGTGTGCGCTATTGGGGGATTTCGGCGAACACTCTCTGAAAGGCTTGTTTTACAAGGTTTGGAGAGTCTGCCATAGCCGGCGTGATCTCATAATGAAGCCAATCGCCTGGTACGCCGTGAATAGTTTCTTTTGTGTATTTTTGCCACTTCTGTCGGTCGCATCTCCAGCCGCGTCCGAATGGTGCTATGTAGTCAAGTACGCATTCAAGGCCGAGCGCGTTCGCGTTAGCGGTAACGATGTTTAGAAAGGCAACTGATCCTTTGCGACTTGCGTTTGGGTTTTTGTCTGACTTGCGGTATGAAAGATCTACTGCGCGCCCTGTGGCATGCACTGACAGATTTTCGGATCCGCGCATATTTCTTACGCCCCACGACCCATTATTCCAAAAGGCTCCGTTGCCGTATTTAATTGCCTGTCGGATCCATTCGTCCATTCCTGCGCGCGGCCCAGCTGCGGCTCCGTCCGAGTTACCTGTGTACGGTCTTGAGTTTGGGATTGCTGGGTTCGCTGGGATCACGCTCATAATGTAGGTGGATCTTTAGGACGGTCTTTAAGTCCGTTGCCAGCGAGCAGACCGATCAAGCCGCCTGCCAAAGTCATGAGCATCGGCGACAAGACTCCCCATGCTTCGGCGTCGTTCGGGCTTTGCTCTGTAGGTTGCACGACAAAGAGCAGTCCGAAGATGAGTGATGCGATTGCCATAACGAATGATGCTGTAAGCCCGATACCTACGATAAGGATTAGTCGAGCTTTGATTTGTTCGTTGCTTAGTCGTTTGTCTGTGGTCATGGGCAGCGTCTTTCAAGTAGTCCGTCGGCTTTAGTTGTGTTGCAGTTTTCGCGGTAACGGTCAGCGCAAGCGGTCAGGATGAGCGCGAGCATGATGCTAGCCAAGTAGTAGCGCGGCTTCATCGGCTGTAATGCCTAAACGGTCTAACAAGGCTTGTCGAGCAGCAAGTCTTTCGGCTTGTGCTTTTAGTTCGGCTTTTAATTCAACTTTGCCAGCGGCAATACTTTCGGGTGTTTCTTCTATAAAAATTACTGAAATATCATTCATGTTTATGCCTTTGCGTATCCGTAGACAACGACTGTACCGGTCATGTTTGTACCGGAAGAATTAGTTATTTGCACTCCGTCATAACTTGTTAGCGAATCAAGAAAACCAATTATCATGCCGCCAGCGTTTGCTGCACCTGACCAAACAGAAGTTGTAAGACCGTTTAATGCGGTTCGTTGGCTTGCTTCTGGGCCGAATACATCTAATTGTATATTTGCGTTAATCGTTGGGTTTCCTGTGTTATTCGGAATATAGCCTAACTCAAATCTTGTGCTACCTGCATAGCCGTAACTTAATGTTGTTGGTGCACCTGCTGAATAATCTCCAATAAAGTTACCAGCCGCGTAACCAGTAGTTACTGGTGTTCCGCCTGTAGTAAGAGTCATTCTTAATTTATTGCTATCTGACGACCCGCGCAAAGTAATTAGCATTTTGTAATCGTTGTAGGTACTTGTAAAAATGTTGCTAATAGTTGTTGATGTCGCCGCCGTTATTGTTGTGCTGCTAATAAAAACTAGTCCGCCAGCGGTTGCTGGCCCGACAGTAGCCCACGCTGCGCCATCGTAATACTGCACGACATTGGTACTCGACAGGTAACAAAGTTGTCCTTCTGCTAATACTTTTTCGCCTGCACCACCAAAAGCCGCGTCGCGCGTAGTTGTGTTTGTAAATACTGGTACGCCTGTACCTGCACTGATATTCATGTTTGCGGCGGTCAATACCTCGCCAGCGGTAAAAAGTGGGACGCTTGTCTGCTCGTTTGGCATGTTTCTATCCTAAGACATTTTCTTCGTCAAGTGTGCCATACACAATGTCATCCAAGACAAGTTCGTAGACAACCGTGGTTGGTGAGGTGAAGTAGGTGACTGCGTGCCCAGCCGACAAAGTAAGCCTGTGCTCAAGTCCTTCAATCGTGAGATCTTGTGCGAATTGGGTAGGGCCTGCCGAAGTCGTGATTGACTTTTGGATGTTGATGAGGTCTCCGACATCGAGGAGCGCAAGTGTGTCTTGGTCGAGTGCAGGTGTGCCGGGGAACTCGGTGCCTAGGAAGTTGAAGCGCGGCTCTGGGTTGGCACTGATTAGGTATTGGGCAAGTGTGAGAGCTGCGGCGTCATTGTGGACAAGTGAATCTGTTATTGAGCGCGTCTGGATTAAATACAAGGCTTGAGATGCAAGGTCTTCTGCTACTTCTGGGGACGCTGCTCCAGCATGTGCGACTGATGCTCGGTTCACGACCGTGTCCGCTTGGAAAGAAATGTCTATTGCGCTGTAGCCGATATTGGTGCCGTCGTCATGGAACTCGGCGACAGGGACTCCAAGCGTCTGTCCGATGCGCTTTTGGAAGGTGATAGTGCCTTCTCGATCCACAAAGATTCTGCCCTGCTCGGCTTCGTTAATTTTGTTGGCGTACCCTGCAACCGAGGTGCCGTTGGCGACTGTGTAGGCAGCTGCACCGCCAAGGGTCGCCACACCTGTCTCAATGCTCCGTGTGCCTGTGTAGGCGACTTCTGGCAGATCTAGCAGGTCATCAAAACGCGCGCTTGAGAGCTGCTCTGTGACATTCCATTCGGCGAGGAAGGTCTGTCCCAGCTGATAGGAGAAGTCCGCGCAATTTACGGTAACTGTGTCTAGTCCGCCAAGCGTGAAGGTGTAGTCGTAATTGACAATGTATCCGACCCACAAAAGTTCTTTGACATTGGTTGAGCTGTATCGAGAGAAGCGGACTTCTCGAAGCGGTGCTAGCCCGGGCTGGTTATTGTTTGGGTCAAAGTACGGCGAAGTCGTGTCGAAAGGGTTAAAAACTCCGTCGGCGTAAGTGTCGTTCAATGTAAAGTTCATCGTGCCATAAGCGAACTGGTCGCCAGTGTTAGCGCGTCCGCGCTTTGCAGTTAGTGAGATCGCGCCGTCTAAAACGCTTGCAAACTGGGATGTACCGTCAAGCACATATTCGGTATTGTCTAATTCGCCTTTGAGATCATCGTCAAGAGTAAAAGCGTTCCAGTCGTATCCAGTGTCAATTTCAAGGTCGTAGTTACCTGACCCGAGTACCGCTACGCCTGCCATTAGGCGACCGCTATGTTCGCAGGGCCGTTCGTCCTATTGAACGCTCTGATCGCGTTTACGACAGCTGTGCCGATTTCCGCGCTTGAGCCAAGACCGCCTGTGATGTTGATCGTGTAGTTACCCATTCCAGAATTGCGTCCAGATAGTGGGATGACCGCTTCAGGGCCACGCTCGCCGATCATTGCAAGCGTAGGCCCTGTCACGATGCCACCGTCCGCAA